CCTGGCCGTGGTGCTGGCCATCACATTTTCACCGTTGATTTTGATGGTGTGGTTTGCGCAATGAACTGGATAAAAGTCACAGACCTCTGCATCAAGTCCGGCGAGTGGCGAATCTACCGCTACCCACTAGCCGTGCCAGAGCGGTTCGAGTTGTGGCGGCTAGAGAAGCTTGTGGGGAATTTCAGAACGAGTGCAGAGGCAAAGGCCGCTGCAGTAATGAGCCGCAAAGCGGCATAGGAGTTGAGATGAATGCACACGTTGCACTCTTTTGCCGGTGGCAATGTTTCGTTGCCAGAGAACAGCGACGACAGCTTGCTCAGCTCTATTGGTACACGCAGGCGATGCTTGAAGTAGATCCGAGTTGGAAGCCGTAAGTTAAGACCGTCATGGGGATGGCGGAACGAAAGGGGTGATTTTGGTACAAGGGCTGAAGTGCACACATTGCGAAAGGAAGTCTCGATGACCGGGCACATGAGCGACTACGTGCTGGCAATGCCATACCCGCCTTCCGTGAACAGCTATTGGCGCCACCCGACAAGCGGACCACTGGCTGGCCGTCACATGATTAGTGAGAAAGGCCGGGCATATCGGGAAGCGGTCAGGGCCATGTTTCTCGGTCGAAAGCCAATCGCTGGGCGCCTAAATGTTGAAATCATCATGAGCCCTCCAGACAAGCGCAAACGGGACGTGGACAACATCATCAAGGCAACGCTCGATAGTTTGACCCACGCGGGGGTGTGGGGCGACGACAGCCAGATTGATCGGCTATCAGTAGTTAGATCATCAGTGCGACCTGGGGGCGGGTTGCAAGTGACAGTTTCGATTATTGGGGCGTAATTCAAAAGGGGCGGGCAAGGGCGATGGAAAAAGATTACATCTGGGAAAACTTGGCGGACGCTTTGATGTTCGCATTCCGATTCAGCAGCCAGCAGTACGCAAAGGTGCAAAAAGTCGATCCGACGCCATTGGGGAATGGCTTGGGACTGATTGGCATCGATGGCGCCGCGCAGGCGGGTTTTATCGCTTACATGGCCTTCGAGCTTGGCAAGGTCAAAGAGGCCGCGCTGGTGGCGAGGTTTGGCAGCCCATATGACGAGGATGCTGGGCGCTGCGAGTGCTGCGGGCGGGCGGAATTGTCAGATGGATTTAGGGGATCGTGCGTGCTGCTGGCGACGAACATCGCAATGCCTGCGGCAGAGACTATCCATGAGCGCATGGCGCGCGAGCTGGTGATGCGCCACTTTCTGCCCTCGACAGCCAAGCGGACATTCGCCAGCATTGCGACACAGTTCTCTGAGGGCGAGGACAAGGTAAAGAAGGCATTTTACAAAGTGGCCAACGCACTCAAGACCCTGGAGTCGCAAGCCCAAGCCAATATGGCGGATGTTTTGTGCGAGTCGGGCGTGGTGAAAAGCAGTGTGGGGAAAACACACAAAAAAGCCGCTTAAATCCATCGGCTATCCATTTAAGCTTGATCGGCACGATCTTCGTGCGTATAATTCATAATTAGATACATTGCATAATTGCGCTTGTATATTAAACCCGGCAAAAAACGGCCCTCTCGGCTGGATCTGGCCGGGTTTTTTGCGTTTGGATCAGGTGTTGCCGTCCGCGCATGCGGCCCGATGTGATCGCCGGGTGATGATTTACCGCTGCGGTAGTTCAGACGGGGAGAACGCCAGCCTTGTAAGCTGGATGTCGTTGGTTCGAGGCCAACCCGCAGCACAAATTTCCAAGCCCCACATCTTCCCAGGTGCTGGGCTTTTGTATTTGAGGTTCACCATGCATAAATCCGTCCCATGGTATGTGTGGCTAGCCGCCTTATGCCTGGCTGGCCCGATTGGCGTTCTGTTCGTGTGGCTATTCAACCTGGACAATTAAATATGCACATGGCACACGCCAAAGTCGTTCTCGACGCGCTGCACTTGCGCGAAGGCCAGAACGTGCTCATCGACCACAGTGGCGCCGCAAAGGTGACCGAGATCAAGCACGCTAGTATCGTGTTTCGCTTGCTGGACACGCTGCGTGGAAACGATGAGATCGAGCTAAGCCGCCAGCAGGTGCAAAAGTACGTCAGGGTTTGAACAAGCCAGGCGCCGCGCGTTAATTCATTTCCGTGCAGCGCTGGCCACTGGACGCCGGCGCTCCCTGTGTGAAATACACGAAAACCGGCAACTATTCGAGGACGCGCCATGTACGGGATCCTGACAGACAACTGGGCGACCCTAGCGGGCGAGAAAAGCATCGAGCGTATCCGCCAGGCGGCCGCCGAGAGCCGACAGGATGTAGAGGACAAAGACGACTATCTGGACGGCGTGCCGGATCGCGGAGCAATGGACGATGAATAAGCATCTGCCGTGAGGCGCTGCAGGTTTACCGACATATCAAACAGGGCGGCCCTCATGGGGTCGCCTTTTTTATTGGCCGCTGGGCCTATTACTCTGTGAGAAAACCATGCAAGAACTGACTTTTGAGAACAAGTCGCTCCCTCTTTTTGAGCATGATGGGCGGTTTTGGCTTAGATCTACCGACATTGCCCGCGCACTCGGCTACGCGAGAACGAACAAAATCGGGCAAATCTTCGCAAGGCACACCTCCGAATTTTCTGCATCAATGACCACGGAAATTCGGGGCCTCAGTTTGGGGTATGGGCAGCCGCCGATTGAAATGCGCCTATTTAGCCTGCGAGGGGCGCACCTGTTGGGAATGTTTGCCCGCACTTCCAAAGGCGTGGCTTTCCGCCGCTGGGTGCTGGACCAGCTTGACGCCATCGAGGCCCAGAAGACCGATAACCGGTCACTAATTGCCGAATGGTACGACGCAAAGGCCAACCTGGATTGCCAAGAGCGATTCGCCAGTCTCTGTGGGCGTGGACTGAGCGAACACAAGAAACAGAAGCCGCCACTCCTGCAGCGCGTCACGCAGATTGCCGAGAAGATCCAGATGGCGCTGCCTCTGGTGGCGTGAAACGGGAGCCTACAGGTTAGCCGCAGCTTTTACCGCTTCAGCCAAGCACTCAAGGGCGAACTGCTCGGTATAGCTCATGGCGACTGGCGTCGGCTCCCCATTGACGATTCGCGACCCGTTGAGGATGTAGCGCACGCGCCGGTCAGACACCCCGAGGCGCTTGGCAATCCATGTCTGAGATCTACCGATATCGGCGACAAGTTGTGCGGCGTATTCGGTAGACGGGTTGTAGTTGTCTGCGTTCGGAATCATGCGGGCTCCAAAAGAGTAAAGCCCCTTGCGGGGCGGTATTAAGCATTCATGTTGAGGTACTTCGAAACCTCGACAGCCAGTTTCAGTAGATCCAGCGCGTCGTGCTTCGGGTCCGCTTTCATTGCGTTGAATTTGGCATGCAGGTAGTCGATGACGTGCTGGTTCATGATCTGTACTCCGGGTTCGCCTTCTCGATGTGAGCGGCCTATGAATTCAATATATAGGAACATTGTTCCTAGTTCAAGCGAATAATCAGCGGGCGGGATGATATTTTGTTCCGGTTGCGCTTTTGCAACTAAATTCCTCGCGAGAAACCAGCACGCCGAGGAGGCGAGAGCCTCATGGTAACAGACAAGCAAAAGAAGTTCGTCGAGATGTATCTCGGCGAGGCCGAACTGAACGCAACGAAGGCCGCGATCCTTGCTGGATACAGCGCAAGGAACGCTGACAAAATTGGGCCTGAACTGCTAGGGAAAACTAGGGTTCAGGTTTACATGGCGCAGCGGCGGAAAGAACTGGCCGAGTCAACGGCTGTCACGCCTGAGAGAGTGTTGTTGCGCTGGATGGCTCTGGCCGACGTCGATGCAAACGACCTTGTCGAATACCGACGCGATTGCTGCCGACACTGCTGGGGCGATGACCATCTGTACCAGTGGACTGACGGTGAATTTACCCAGGCGCAGAAAGAAGCCGACGATAGCGGTGGTGACCAGCCTGATATAGCCGGCGGATTTGGCTTCACCGCCACTCGGCCGCCGCACCCTGAGTGCCCCGAGTGCTCCGGCGAAGGCCACGGCAAGATTCATGTCCACGATACCCGCAATCTCAAGGGTGCCGCGCGCGAGTTATACAACGGCGTCCACCAGGGCAAAGACGGGCTGAAGCTGCTGCTGCGCGACCGAGACAAGGCGCTGGAACAAGTCACAAAGATTCTTGGGATGTACGAAAGCCAGGAAGCGAAGGATCGAGCCCAAGAGCTTCACCGGCTGGAAGTCGAGGCAAAGCGCCTGGCAATTGCCAAGGCCTCCCGAGATCTGGAAGACCCAGACGACGACAAGCCGACACCTGTGAAGATCGTTGTCGAGGTGAAAGACGCAAGGAAACGCGACGATGCCGAGCCTTAACGTGCCGCAATCGCAGTTCCTGGCTATGGATCATAAATTCCGCGCCTATGTGGCTGGGTTCGGCTCCGGCAAGACGTGGGTGGGTTGCGGCGGCCTGATGCAACACTTCTGGGAGTTTCCGCGAATCAATGCCGGATACTTCGCACCGACTTACCCGCAGATTCGCGACATCTTCTACCCGACCATTGAGGAAGTGGCGTTTGACTGGGGCTTGAGCGTCAATATCAACGAGTCAAACAAGGAAGTTCACGTTTTTGAGGGCCGGAAGTCGCGAGGCACGATCATTTGCCGGTCGATGGAAAAGCCTGAAACGATCATCGGCTTCAAAATTGGCAAGGCGCTGTGCGATGAGTTAGATGTCCTGAAGGCGGAGAAGGCTCAGAACGCCTGGCGCAAAATCATTGCCAGGATGCGCTACAACGTTGATGGGCTCAGGAATGGCGTGGATGTGACGACGACGCCAGAGGGTTTCAAGTTCGTCTACGACCAGTTCGTCAAACAGATTGCCGCAAAGCCTGAGCTAGCCACGCTGTACGGGCTTATCCAAGCGTCAACTTTCGATAATGAGCTGAACCTGCCGGCGGACTATATTCCGTCGCTGATTCAATCGTACCCGCCGCAACTGATTCTTGCGTATCTGAAGGGCCAGTTCTGCAATCTGGCCTCCGGATCGGTTTACCCATGCTTCGACCGCAAGCTAAACCACTCTGGCGCCGAGATGAAGCCAGGCGAGCCGCTGCACATCGGCATGGACTTCAATGTCCTGCGCATGGCCGCAGTGGTCTATGTGATCCGCGACGGCAACCCGATAGCCGTGGATGAACTGGTTGATGTGCGCGACACCCCGGAAATAGCTCGGATGATTGTCGAGCGATGGAAATCCACCGGCCACGCCATCACGATTTATCCGGACGCCTCCGGCCAGAACGCGAGCAGCAAGAGCGCCAGTCAGTCCGATCTGTCGATACTTCGGCAATCAGGGTTCGCGCTGCACGTCACCGGAAGTAATCCGGCGGTGAAAGACCGTGTCCTGGCGACGAACGCCATGCTATTGAACGGACAGGGCGAACGGCGGATGAAGGTCAATATCCATCGCTGTCCGAAGTTTACCGAAGGCCTAGAACAGCAGGCATACGACAAGAATGGCGAGCCAGACAAAAAAAGCGGCGTTGACCACGTCAATGACGCTGGGACTTACCCAATTGTCCGGCTGTGGCCAATTATCAAACCATCGAAGGCGCGCTCTACTCACGTTCAGCACATGAATCGATAACAGGATCCCTATGTACAAAACCATCCAGTCAAAATGGGATCAGGACACCGATATGCCCGCGCGCACGTTCCGGCTGCAGATGCTGCGGCGCGTGCTAGATGGGACCATGTATGACAAGTTGCCTCACCCGTTCCATACCGAGACGACCGGCGCAAACGAGTATGTCCCGCTACGAGACCGGCGCCCAAGCGTACGCACGAACCTTTGCCGTACGGTTGTTGATGATGCGGTTGCGCTACTTTTCTCCGAGGGAAATTTCCCGGCAGTAGAGTTGCCAAATCCAGAACAAAAAGCGCAGATGAAGCGCCTTCTCGATGAGATTGGGCTGAACCAAGTCATGATCGACGCCGCCACGCGCGGTGCGGTCGGTAGTATCGCCATCGTGCTCAAAGTGCTCAAAGGCCGTGCTTTCCTGTCCGTGATGGACACGGACACGCTGACGCCGCAATGGGATCCAGACGCGCCCGACACGCTGATCTCAGTCACGGAGAAATACAAGGTTAGCGGTCAGAGTTTGAGCGATAGCGGCTACGCAATAAAGGATGATGACCTTGGCGCGACGTTCTGGTTTCAGCGGGTTTGGGATACGTCGCAAGAGGCTTGGTACACGCCATGGAAGATCGTAGACAAGAAGGTCGCGCCAGCGATAGACGTCAAGCGGTCGGTTGAGCACAAGCTTGGTTTTGTGCCGGTTGCCTGGGTAAAGAACCTACCTGGCGGTGATGGTATCGACGGCGCATCAACACTTCATCCCGAGGCGATCGACTGCCAAATTGAAGTCGATTATCAGCTGTCACAGGCTGGCCGCGGGCTAAAATTCATGTCAGACCCCACGCTGGTCATCAAAGAGGAGGGCGGTGGCGATGATGATGAAGATAGCTCACCGCGCGTCAAAGGGGCCGCAAATGCCCTGATGCTGGGCGCGGAAGATGATGCCAAGCTGCTGGAGATCAACGGTGATGGCGTTGCAGCCGTCATTGATTACGTTAAGCATCTGCGCGAAATCGCCCTCGAAACCATGCACGGCAATCGCGCAAGCAACGAGAAAATCGCCGCCGCGCAGTCTGGCCGAGCCATGGAGTTGATGAATCAGCCCTTAGTATGGCTGGCCGACAAGCTGCGGATTAGCTACGGGAAAGGCGCAATTGTTGACCTTGTGACAATGATTATTCGAGCCTCTGAGCAGATTGCCTTGGTTTACAAGGATGGCTTAAAGGTTGGCAAGTTCGACGCTGGCGCCATTGTCTCCTTACGATGGCCCGTTTGGTATGCGCCAACCCTGCAGGACATGCTTAACCGCGCCACAACTCTAAAAACGCTTTGCGACGCGGGCCTGCTGAGCCGTGAAACAGCAATCAAGATCCTCTCTGCTGAATACGACATTGAAGACGCTAACGCTGAAAAGCTGTTAGCCGATGCCGATATGGCCGCGCGCAATGAAAACGCGCAGGTTAAGGCACAGATCAACGAATGAGGCCATAAATGGCTTCCCAGGTAAAGTTCAACGTAAGCACCCCGGGCGAGACCGGCAATTCTGCCGCTGGCGTGGTTGTCATGGCCATAGATGCGGGCGGTACGCCGCATGCTGCCAGTCAGGCAAACCCCGTACCAGTGGTCGATGCGTTTCAGGCGCCGGTTGCCTCCAATTGGACATCAGCAACACCGCTAAACACCTCCTTCACAATGGCGACTGGAGGGATGGATCAGGTTGTTGTGACCATCGTGCCGCCGGCCGGGCTGACGGGTGGTGTTGTCGGCTTCCAAGTCTATGATGGCGCGACGTGGATTCCGGTAAAAGCAGCCAGAACTGACAGCTACCAAACTGACAGCTCATTTTCCTTGTCCGGCAGCCCCGGGACTCACGCATGGTAAGTGTCCGTCGCCGGTTTCCCGCAATTCAGGTTTGTGCTGACTTCTTCCATTGTTGGAGCCGGCACTGTCGTTATGACGACCATTGTCAGTTCTGTCCCTGATGTGTCTATTGTGACCGCCGGCATTGACCCGTCATCTCTGCTGCCGACGTTTGCCGCCAGTGCGACGCCCACAGGCTTGTCGACCTACCGAGCATTTTGCGCAGCGGCAACCACGCCGGTGGCGGTCAAGGCATCTGCCGGGAAAATACACAAGGTGCACTGCATCAACGCTGCAGCCAGCGCTCGATACCTGAAAATTTACAACCTAGCCCAGGGTAGCGTTGTTGTGGGGACGACTGTCCCTGCCCGCACGCTGCAACTGCCTGCATCCTCCCAGTCGTTTTTTGATCTTAACGATATTGGATTGTCGCTTTCGGCGGCAATCACGATCGCTATCACTCAAAACTTGGCCGATACCGACACCACCGCCCCGGCGGCGGCTGATGTTCTGACGCAGATCGATTACGTTTAACCAGTAAACCTGGCTTGATGCCAGAAACCAACCACGCCCGCTAGATGCGGGCTTTTTTATTTTGTGAGGGCCAGA